GATTGATTTGCTCACGTCGATACCTCCCCGCGCCCCGCCGCAGGCAGCAGCTTGATCCGGATCAACTCGGCCAGACCCTCTTTGCTGACGCCCGTGGCGGCGGCGAGGATCTGTCCGTCCTTATCCGCGACCACAGCGCCGAAGGGCAGGCCGGGGTTGTTGGTCGGGGTGACGTACGCCACCTGGTCGTGACCGGTGACGGCATCGACAGCGCGGAAGACCTCGGCCAGGGCCAGATCCAGAGGCGGTATGGTGCCAATGGCGGCCAAGGCGTCAGCGGTGATGCCGATCAGAGTGTCGCGGGTGACTGTGCCGGGTTGGGTGAAGTAGACCGGGACCATTTTCAGGGCGCCGACGGCGATATCGATCGGGTTCTGTTTCATGCTGCGGCATCCTTGTTCGTGATGGTGATTCCCAGCTTCTTCGCCAGCCACTGCACGCCGACTTCGGTGACCATGACCACTGAGTAGTGCTTGGGGATCTTGGCCTTGCCGACGGTCACGGTGCGCGGGTCGGAGAACAGGTTGCCGCCGTCACGGTGGTGGCTGGCGAGGTCGCCCGAGCTGTTCAAGATCCGCAGTTCGCGCAGCTTCGCGCGAAAGGCCCGTGGCTTGAGGCCGAGCACAGCCGCTGTTTCGTCCAGGGTGCGATTCATGGCTGTCTCCTAGACGATCGTCAGTGAGCCGCAATGCATTGCTTGAGGCTTGGCGCCGCCCTTGATAGCCGCAAGCCAGCAACTGAGCGCCCAGCACAGCGCCTCTACCGTGCTGTTGTTCGTGAGCGTCCAATCGCCCTTCAGGCGGGCGATGCCGGCTTCGCTTGAGTGCGGGTTGACGTTCTTGGCGTCAGGGCGCTTGAGGTGGATCACGATGCCGCCGCGGTCGCGGATGAAGGCGGCCTCGTTCTCGAAGCGCAGATCGCTGACAACGAATCCCTGGGCGGAATCGTGGGTGCGGGCCAGTAGGTCGAGGTTTTGCGCGGCAAGAATCAGCCACAGATCCGGGTGCACAAGGTTGCGACCCCACTCCGTTCCGAGCAGCTGCATCAGTTCGCGGGGGGAGCGGTTGATTGCAGGCAGCGGTAGCTCTTTGCGATCGTCGGCAAAGTCGCATGGGCTCAGGTTGAGTATGTGCATCAGGCCGTCGCGTAGCGGGTCGGCGAACGCGTAGGACTGGAAGTTGTGGTTGTTCACCAGGTGCTGCGCAGCGGTGTCTTTGCCGGAGCGGGCCAGGCCAGCAAGGCCGATCAGTAGAGGCTTCATGCTGCGGGCTCCGTGGTGAGATAGTTCTTGGTCCAGTCCAGTAGCCCGATCAGGCGGTCGGCTCCTATAGCGGCCGTCAGTTCTGGGTTTGGGTGTTGAACTGTCGGTGTGAAAAAGACGCTCTTCCGCTCCCAGGCCTCACTGGTGGTGTCTGGGAAGTCTGGGAGTTCTTGGTCGGCCGGGACGATACGTACTATCGCTTTGCCGACGTGGCCGGAAATTTCGAAAAAGGCAAACCATTTCCCTTGATCATTGATCAAGAGTACGGCTGCCAGGATCTGCATGAGCAGCTGCTCGGGAGTCATTTGGCTCATGCTGCGTCACCCCCGAATGGGCCGTTGTCGACGGGCTTGGTGGTGGTAGCGGCGCGGCGGATGGTGGCGATCACCAGCAGGCCGGTTTGGCGCTGGATGGCTTCCACGGCCTCGGGGCTGGTGCAGGCTGCCGGGTGGATGTACACCCGGCAGCGGGTCGTGCTGTGCTGGTTGGTTTGCATGGCTCGTACTCTGTGGTGAGAGGTTGACGAACCTAAAATTAGCAATGGCTAAATAAATTGACAATAGCTTTTGCTAAAAATAATTTTCGGCGCACAAAAAAAAGCCGCTCAAGGCGGCTTTTCTGATCGACGGTGCTAGTTTTGAAGTTGACTTGGTGGGCTGATGCCGCCGACGTAGTGGATCGACTCGATCTCGGCGCGCGTTACGGTGAGTCGGCTATAAGTATCGTTCACGGCCATCAGGCTGACCTCTTCATCGTTCTCGTACAACAGCTCTTTGACCATCTTGGTCCCGTCGGTAAGCGTGACCAGCACGTACTCTCCTGGCACCAGGTCATGCCTTGGCTCGCACCAGATGATCCAGCCGTTGCGAATGGCTGGTGCAAGGGCATTGCCCTTGATGCGTACGGAATAAACCGTAGGGTCTGAGGTTGGAGCATCCACCCAGCCAGTCCCGGCCGCCAGTTCATCCCATGTTCCATCTTGACTCAATTGGGCCACTCCTTGAAGGGGAGCCCGCCGGAATGGATTCATGGGTATGGGGCCGGGTTCGATGCCTGGCGCCACCCCGTCCTGGGCTAAGCGCGCGGGCATTAACAGTGTTCCGCCAGTAAGGCCGATCTTATCTTCAAGTTTCTTCGCTGCTCTGTCGCCCAATGGTCTATGGCCGTTCAGTAGCTGCGAAAGGTAGGAGGGGTCAATGTTGTAGCGATCGGCAAACTCCTTGGATTTGAGGTTGCCGATCAGGGCCCGGAGGGTATCAATGCGGAGCTGGTTGATGTTCATCCGTGAATCTTGAAAGGCAGTTAGCATTTTGTAAATTACGGTTTGCTATTGTTAAATGCGTTAGCGGTTGCTATATTTTTCGAAACGGAGGTGCATATGAGCTTGCATGCATACATAAAGATTCTCGGAAAGGCGAAGGTTGAAGATCTGGCTGTTCGCTGCGGCACGACAGTGGGGCAGCTGAAGCAGGTGGCCTATGGGAATCGGCGGGCCGGCGCCAGTCTGGCTGTTTCTCTGGAGCGTGAAACCCAGGGGCAGGTCACTTGTGAACAGCTTCGCCCTGACATTGATTGGGCATATTTGCGTGGCTCAAAGGCTGCGTAAGGTGCCAAGCCTAGACCCTCTCACCACAAGATCAGTCTAGGCCTGGCGGGTCGGCGGCGCGGTTCTCTCACCACAAGAATCACCGCGCCGCCTAGAGCGATGTACCGTGCCGCACAGCACGTTTGACACAGCACATCGGTCGTGGCTGTAGGATAGGGCGTGCCTGGTCTTATGGCTACACCGAAAACAGGGGATTTTCGGTTATGAGTCGACAAGACTTGCTGCCGGGCGCTGGCCCGGTTCTTTCATTGCGCGAAGCGCTCTACCGTGCGGGTCGCGATTACCGCGGTGGTATCACTGCCCTCGGCCATGCCATGAGCATGGACTATGACGAACTCCAGAAGAAGCTGATGCTGCGTGAAGAGCGGCGGTGGCTGAATCCCGACGAACTCGAAGAGTTCATAAGCCTGACCGACAGCCCTGCGGTCCTCGACGCCTTGATGCGTCCGGCTGGGGCTGTTTGGTACAAGCCAACGCCAGTGCCGGCCACGGGGCAGGCGCTGCAAGCGGTCGGCAAGTTGCTTGAGGAGACCGGTGAATTCGTTTCCAGCATGCACGACGGCGCTGCCGACAACATCTGGGAGCCTCACGAAGTTGCGACACTCGAAAAGCACGGCCTCGACGTGATCCGCGCTGTACTCGGCATTATGGCCGGGGCGCGGGCAGCGATGGAGGACCAGGCAAATGGTTGATATCGTCGATCAGGCATCCGAGCAGGCCGAGTACCTGCTACAGCTCGCCCTTCATCGCCGCCCGCGGCTCTCTACTTCGGCCAGTGCTCAGTTCTGTGAGGACTGCGACGAGCCCATCCCGTTACTTCGCCAGCAGACCATTCAAGGGTGTGTCACCTGCGTCAGCTGCCAGGGGTTGCGGGAGCGCCGGAGATGAGTGAGCAGGCCAACGGAATGCCCACCTCGGAGTGGGCGCGGCACTACATCGAAACCTTCGGCCTGGCCCTGGTGCCGATCGCACCAGGCGAGAAAGGCCCGAAGGGGAGTGGTTGGAACAAGCCTGGTGGCTACATCACTGATGCTGGCAAGGCTGCTGCGTTCTGGGAGAAGAAACCGAATCACAACCTGGGCGTAGTGCTCGGGCCCAGTCGCGTCTGCTCGCTTGACGTCGACGACGTGCAGTGGACGCGGAGCGTTCTGTGGGACCTGCTCGGGATCGACCTCGATGCGATGGCGCTGGTCTACCCGACCGTCGTCGGCAACCCGGCGCGCTTTCGCATCATGTTTCGTGTGCCTGAGGGGCTGGAACTGAACCGGGTTTCTCTGGCGTGGCCCAACGAGAACGACCCTGACGGTTCTATCCACAGGGCGCTGGCGGCGAAAGCCAGAGCGGCAAAGGAGGCCGGTGACACCGACGGCGAGGCCGCCGCCAAGTCCGAGGCGGAGCAGTACAAGCGCCTCACGGTTTTCGAGCTGCGGGGTGGTCCAGTGCAGGACGTTCTGCCGCCGTCGATTCACCCGGGCACGGGGAAACCCTACACCTGGCGCACGCCGATGAACGCGGAGGGCTTGCCAGAGCTGCCCCGTGACCTGCTCCAGGTCTGGAACAACTGGGATATCTTCAAGCGGGACGGCGAACTCTACTGTCCATGGCAGCCGAAGGCCGCGAAACCGGTGGGCAAGCCGATCAAGCGGGCGGCGCCGAAAGGTGACGGCCCGTCGGTGATCGACGAATTCAACCGCTGTCACGATGTCGAGGGGCTGTTGGCGGCGCACGATTACATCAGGCGTGGCAGCAAGTGGCTCTACCCACACAGCAGCACCGGAATGCCTGGTGTCACAGTGACCGAGGGCAAGGTCTATTCGCACCACGGCGCTGACCCTCTGGCGAACGGCCACATGAACGACGCGTTCGAGGTGTTCTGTCTGCTTGAGCACGGCGGCGATCAGTCGAAAGCGGTCAGGGCTGCCGCCAAGTTGCTCGGCATCCAGCATTCGTCACGGCCAGATCCACGTGATCTTCCCCCGTCCCCATCTGACCTGTCGAGCTGGCCGGGCCCCGCCGATGGAGAGCCGGCCAGCGAGGCCGCTCCGGCTCCTGACGGGGGCGCGGGGGAGGTGTTGGACCTAGCGCAAGTTCTGCGGCGGTATGCGCTCGTCGAAGGTACGACCCAGGTGTGGGACGTCGATCAGGCCAAGGCCATGAAGAAGTCGGCATTCGAGGCTAGGGTCGGAAAGCCCTTGGCGAAAGAGTGGATGAACGACACGGCAAAGCGTCTGATCGGCGAAGACCACGTGCGCGACATTGAGCACGCCAGGAAGCTGGCCGGCAAGAAGGACGGTGCCTTCGGCATGCTGTCGACCGATCGCTACGTGTACATCGATGGCACGAAGGATGTGTGGGATCGTGAGAAGAAGCGCCGGATCCCGGAAGGTGCTGTGAAAATGGCACTGGGCGACACGTATGCGCTTTGGCTGAACAGCCCGGAACGCCGTACTGTCGATGTCGACCACATCGTCTTCGACCCGACGATGACCAAGGACCCGGACGTCTATATCAACACCTTCGACGGGCTGCCGCTGGTGCCTGTTCGCGATGATGCCGCGTGCGCGAATCTGCGGTGGTTGATCTCGTTCCTGTGCAACCACGACGAGGCGGCGGCCACATGGCTGACGCGGTGGCTTGCGTACCCGCTGCAGCACCTGGGCGCGAAGATGGACACCGCGGTGCTGATGCACTCGATCATGGAGGGCTCCGGTAAGAGCCTGCTGTTCGCCGATGCCCTCGGCATGTTGTACGGCCAGTACGCGGCCACGGTCGGGCAGACGCAACTGGAGAGCAACTTCAATGCCTGGCAAAGCCGCAAGTTGTGGGCGGTGTTCGAAGAGGTTGTGAGCCGAGACCAGCGGTACAACCAAGTTGGCAAGATCAAGCACCTGGTCACCGGTAAAACGGTGCGCATGGAATCGAAGTTCATCAACGGCTGGGAAGAAGCCAACCACATGAACGCTGTGTTCCTGTCGAACGAGATTCTGCCCTGGCCGATCAGCGAGAGTGATCGGCGGATGCTGGTCATGTGGCCCCAGGAGACGCTGTCCTTGGATCGGCAGAAGGCGATCGGTCGGGAGCTGGAGCAAGGTGGGGTCGCTGCGCTTTACGCCTGGTTGTTGTCCGTGAACCTCGGTGACTTCGACCAGCGCACGCGGCCGCCCTCGACTGATGCTCGCGAGCGCCTGGTCGCCCTCAGTCGGGCCGGCTGGCAGACGTTCCTCAATTTGTGGAAGTACGGCGAGCTGGGGCACGGCCTGTGGGGCCCTTGTCTGTCCACTGACCTCTATTCACTGTTCCTTGAGTGGTGTCAGCGCAACAAGGAGCACTCGATGAGCCAGACCAAGTTTTCCCTGTTCATCAGTTCGGAGGTGGAGAAGACCCGAGCGATACCCTGGACCGAAGGGAACACACGGCGGTTTGGAGCGTTCTTCTTTCCGCCCCTGGACTCGACTTCCCCGGCCCCATCGCTGAAGGCTGCCGAGCTGGGCAAGCAGGTGGATGAGTGGCGCGCGCGCGCCAGGTTGGGTGGCTGGAACGTCGACAACTGGGACCATGTGAAGGCGGCAGCAGCATGAGTGCGCCCAATAGTGTGTTGGGTGTGTCGGGTGTGTGTTGGGTTGATTTTTCTGACCCTACACAGGTGGAGGCCTTCTATTTCGCTGGTTCTGGGCGTGTGTGTTGGGTGTGTTGGGTTTTTACGCGCGCACGCGCGTGCGCGACGTCAATTCCATCTGTTTTCAAGTCGGAATTGATGGACGTGTTTTTTCTTCATGCGAGAGCAAATAAACCCAACAAACCCAACACACCTAACACAGTCTTGTTGAATTCATTGATTTTTAAAGGTTTTGTCTGTGTTGGGTTTGTGTCGGGTTCGGTGTTTTCTGTGTTGGGTTCGGATTTGATGGGGGTGGCGCGATGATCGACGAGGTTGAAGCGTTGTTGAGGCACTGGGGCCAGCAAGGCCAGGGCTGCGGTTCGAGCGGAGCGCTGGGCAGTCCGTTGGCATCGCTCATCGAGTGGAGCGGCACAGCTCCCCGTAGTACGCCAGGTCCGCGATTCCCTGTTGGTGGTGGGCCTGATGCGGTTTCGCAGGAGGTTGAGGCTGCGTTGTGCGAAATCGATCGGCAGGATGAACGCGGAAAGCTGCTGGTGCGGCTGGCGCTGGTGCGCTACGCGAGTTCTGACGTCACCTGGCGAATGCAGATGCACTTGATTGACCTGAAGTCGCAGGCCCGTCAGACCTACTACGACCTGGTGCATGCCCTGCATCTGCGGGTGTTGCAGGTGCTGACCAAGCGTGCCGAGGGGCGTGGACAGCTAACCGTTCGTCGGGCTGGGCAGACTCAAAGTATCCTCAAAGTTGCGTCAAAGTCGCGTCGAGCTGGATAACCGAAAATGCCCTCTTTTCGGTTCCGTACTCAGGGGGTAAAAAGTCACCACGATATGCAATTTGCGCCTTGGCGCTCCCATCGCACGTGCTGTGCAGCTTCACCCGGGATTCCCTAACCCGGTCACCTGACCCCGCTTCGGCGGGGTTTTTCATTTCGGCGGTCCGCGTCGTTCAATTTCTTGAGGCACAACATGACTAACGAGCAGCAGGCGCTGTTGGAGATGCCAATTTGGATGGTTATCGTCCTGTCCCTGGTTGGCGGCGTATCCGGTGAGATGTGGCGGGCCGACAAGGACGGCATGCGGGGCTGGTCGCTGGTGCGGCGCCTTGCGCTTCGGTCTGGTGCGTGTGTCGTCTGCGGGCTGTCGACGATGATGCTGCTGTATGCAGCTGGTGTGTCGATCTGGACGGCTGGTGGCATTGGTTGTTTGACCGCGATGGCTGGCGCCGATGTTGCCATTGGCCTGTACGAGCGGTGGGCTGCGAAGCGCCTCGGCGTCTGCGAGGTACCAGGTAATGGTGAATCAGGCCAGTGACCGGCGTGGTAGCAGTACCCAGCGTGGGTATGGCTACCGATGGCAACAGTCCCGTGATGCTCACTTGCGGGCGAACCCGTTCTGTTCCGAATGCTCGACCCCGGATCGGCCGGTGGCTGCCACTGTGGTGGACCACAAGGTGGCCCCGAAGCTGGGCCCGGCGAAAGCCGGTGGTGATCCCGCTGTCATCAAGCAGGCCTGGAAGTTGTTCTGGGATCCAGAGAACTGGACCAGCCTCTGCAAGTTCTGTCACGACTCGACGAAACAGCGGGAGGAAAAGAGTGGTCGCCGGCCGGGTTGTCGGGCTGATGGCGTGCCGCTGGACCCGAGGCATCACTGGAACCGCTGATTGGTGGCGGGTTGATCAAGTGAGATAAATTCTCATTTGGTTCTCGGTGGACGGCTTTAAACGAGATTATTTCTCATTTGTGAAAGGGGAGGGGGGGTAAAAAACCTTTTTCCCGACTTCTTCTAGACCGGTCGCCCCCCTCGCTTCGCAACGCCGTGAAAAATGGGTAGGGGGGGGATCGACCGGGGTGGTTTCTGGGATTGATTAAGGAGTTGCTCCATGGCTGGAAATTCGAACTCAGGACGGCCGGGGCAACCGGCTGATCTCAAACTGTTGAAGGGCAATCCTGGCAAACAGAGTTTCGGCGAGTTGATGGATGACGTGGCAAGCCCTGGTGTGCCGGTGGCAGCTCCGCCGATGCCGACTTGCCTCAGTGACGAAGCGGTCGCCGAGTGGGAGCGAGTGGTCCCGGATCTGCTGCTGCTCGGACTGATCAGCACGCTCGACGGGATGGCACTCGCCACCTACTGCGAAGCTGTCGCTGACTGGCAGCGCTTCCGCCGCCGCATCGCTGAAATGAATGCCATGGCGGATAGCAAGGATGCCGGTGATGTCCAGACCTTTGCCACCGGCGCCAAGCAAATTTCGGTCTGGCGGCAACTGGCAAACGACGCTGAAAAACGCGCGAACAGCGCTGGCGCGCAGTTCGGTTTCTCTCCAATGGCCCGCCGCAACCTGAAAACGACGGCCCCGCAAGGAGAGCTTTTCCCGAATGAGCAACGAGACGCCGCCGCCCGATACTTCTGATCGGGTTCGTGCCTTTGCCGACGAGGTGTTGGCTGGGCGCATCATCGCTGGGCCTGATGTTCGCAACGCTTGCAAGCGACATCTGCGGGATTTGGAGCACGGCCCAGCCCGTGGGTTGATCTGGGATCAGGAGCGAGCCGACCGGGCAATCGGCTTCTTCGAAGACGTACTCTGTTTGAATGGCGGTGAGTATGAAGGGATGCCCTTCCTGCTGGCCCCTTGGCAAGCCTTCGTTGTTGGAAGTCTATTTGGCTGGATGACCGACGACGGTTTCCGGCGCTTCCGCTTAGCGTACATTGAAACCGGCAAAGGCTCTGGAAAAAGCCCCTTGGTCGCCGGGATCGGGCTGTATGGGCTGACTTCCGACGGTGAAAATCGCGCCGAGATCTACGCGGCTGCCACCAAGCGCGACCAGGCCATGGTTCTGTTTCGTGACGCTGTTTCGATGGTCGAAATGTCGAAGCATCTGCGCACTCGGATTCAGCCGTCAGGGCGGGACGAAAAGGTTTGGAACCTGTACTACCCGAAGACTCGTTCGTTCTTCCGCCCAATCAGCGCGGACGAAGGGCAGTCCGGCCCCCGTCCTCATATCGGCTTGTTGGACGAATTGCACGAACACAAATCTGCTACGACCGTGAACATGATGCGGGCGGGTACGAAGAACCGCCGCAAAGCACTGGTGGTGATGATCACAAACAGCGGCTCGGACAAGAAGACCGTTTGTGGCCAGTACCACGATTACGGCGTAGACGTGTGTAAGGGTAAAGAGGAAGACGACAGCTTCTTCGCTTTCATCTGTTCGCTCGATGAGGGTGAGGACCCGTTTAAAGACGAATCCTGCTGGCCGAAGGTCAACCCCTCGCTGGACTACATCGCTGAAGGCCAGACCGACGGGATTCCAGGCCGCAATTATCTACGCGCCCAGGTGCGGTCGGCTCGCGGCTTGCCCGCGCAGGCAGCAGTCGTGAGGCGGCTCAACTTCTGCGAGTGGACGCAAGCAGAATCACCATGGCTCTCCTACGAAGTGTGGAAGCAGGCCGCTGAGCGCGTGCCGATGCGGGTGCTGCGTAACCGTCCCTGTGTGGGCGGGCTCGACTTGTCCAGTACCACCGACCTAACAGCTTTCATCCTGCTGTTCTGGCCAACGCTGGAAGATCCGCACTGGCGGCTTCTCTCGTACTTCTGGATACCTGATCACGATATCGAGGCGCGCGAAAAGCTGGACAAGGTGCCGTACGCGCTTTGGATCAAACAAGGGCATCTGGAAACAACACCTGGTCGTGCAATCAGCAAACTGTTCGTGCTCCGGCGTTTGCGAAAGATCTGCGATTACTTCGACGTAAGCCGGATCGCATATGACCGCTGGCGAATTGAAGACCTGGTGCAGCTCATGAGCGAGCACGACATAGTTCTGCCAGAAATGGTCGGCTTCGGTCAGGGCTACAACTCCATGGGCCCCGCTGTTGATGAGTTCGAACGCCGTCTGCTAGGCCTGCCCGAGAAGACGACAGAGGATCAGTCCGTCATCGATTTAGGGCCGGATGACTTTGAAGTCATCAGCGAGGAGGTCGATCAGGAGATGGTCGAAACCCTGCGCCACGATGAAAACCCGGTCCTGACTTGGAACGCCGGTAACGCTGTCATCACGGCAGACCCTGCCAACAATCGAAAGGTCGACAAGGCCAAGGCGACGGGGCGGGTCGACGGCATCGTAGCCGCAATCATGGCCACCGGCATCAGCAGTAAGGTTTCTGGTGATGGTGGCAAATCCATTTATGACGAAGGTGTCGGCATATGAACCTGACGATATTGGCCTGGGTGGCCGGCCTGCTCGGCTTTGCTCTGCTGGTGGCCGGTGTGGCGCTGGTCCATGTGCCAGCGGCGATGATAGTCGGTGGTGTGTTGCTGCTGCTCTGGGCGCGGCTCGTTGATCGAGCTGCTGCGGCCCGAGCAGCGGCGCAAATCAAAGCGAAGGGGGGTTGAGCATGTTCTTTTCCAGTTTGCTCGGCTCTGGCGAAGGGAACCTGGTGGAGAGCGGTTTCTGGTCGCGGTTCATCGGTCGCGGCAGCAACTCGACGGGCGTCCGTGTCACACCCGACACGGCGCTGGCGCTGCCGATCCTGCAGAACTGCGTCAGTTTGCTGGCCGAGAGCGTTGCGCAGCTCCCGCTGGAGCTGTACCGGCGCGAGGCTGAAGGGCAGCGCGCTGCTGCTATCAGCCATCCGCTCTACGACGTCCTGCGGTACCAGCCGAACGGTTTTCAGACACCATTCGAGTTCCGGGAGTGCAGCCAGCTGGCTGCCGGCCTGCGGGGCAACAGCTACACCTTCATCGACCGGCGCGAGGACGGCAACGTCGCGGCCCTCTGGCCGTTGTGCAATGACAAGGTGCAGGTGCTCAAGGGCGCCGACATGCTGCCTTACTACCGTGTGGGTACCAGTGAGCCGTTGCCGATGCGGATGATTCATCACGTTCGCTGGCTTGGGACTCGACACTACGTTGGGTGCTCGCCGATCGAGCTGCACGCCGAATCGATCGGCCTGGCGCAGGCGGTGCGGCAGTACACCGGCACCAGCTTCAAGAATGGCGTCAGCGTGTCGGGCGTCATTGAGCGGCCCCGCGAGGCGCCGCCCATCAAGGATCAGGCCTCGGTCGATAAGATCGTGGATCAGTGGGGGGCCAAGTTCTCCGGGGTGGACAACGCGAAGAAGGTCGTGCTGTTGCAGGAGGGCATGACCTTCAAGCCGGTATCGATGAACAACGTCGACGCCGAGGTGGTTGGGATCATGAAATTGACTGCCACGGACGTGGCGCGGATCTACAAGATCCCGTTGCCGATGGTCAACGACCTGGAGAAGTCGAACTACAACACCCTGGAGCAACTGCTGATCCAGTTCGTGGTGTTTGCCCTGCTGCCGTGGGTCAAGCGGCACGAGCAGGCGATGATGCGCGACTTCCTGTTGCCGGGTGACCGTCGTGACTACTTCATCGAGTTCAACCTGTCCGGCCTGTTGCGCGGCGACCAGAAGTCCCGCTACGAGGCCTATGCCATTGGCCGGCAGTGGGGCTGGCTCAGTGTGAACGATATCCGGCGGCTCGAGAACATGCCGCCAGTGGCGGGCGGTGACATCTACCTGCAGCCGCTGAACATGGTCGACGCAGGCAAGTCCGGCGCCGATCTCAACAACCCGAAGGTGCGCGCGCAGCTTGAAATGCAGCGTGCTGAAATCGACAGGATCCTGGCCCAATGAAACATCATCTGCGTGCATCAAGCCTGCTGTTCAACCAACCGCTGCTCATTGCCCCGGATATGCTGGAGCTGGGGGTGCGTTGGGCGAATCAGGCGATGAACCTCAACATCATCAACCTCGGTCCGGCCACAGCGCCGAGCATGTGGAAGGATGACGAGGCCGAAGACCGGCTGGCTACCTATGAAGAAAACCGGAGGTCAGCCATCGCTCAGACCGGAATTCAGGTGGTGCCCGTGAGCGGTATCCTCGTCAGCCGCGGCGCACACATCAATGCCTGCGAGCAGATGACCAGCTTCGAGGGGCTGCGCGCGGTCCTGCGCCAGGCTGTCGCCGATCCGATGGTCGAACACATCGTGCTGGATATCGACTCGCCCGGTGGCTCGGCGGTCGGTGCGTTCGAGCTGGCGGCGGACATCCGTGAGATGACCCAGCAGAAGCCAATCACCGGCCTTGTGAACTTCATGGCCTACAGCGGCGGCTACCTGCTCGGTTCCGCCTGCAGTGAATTGGTTGTCAGCCAAACCAGTGGCGTCGGTTCGATCGGCGTCATCGCCAGCCACATGGAGCGGTCCCTGGCCCTGGCGGCGGCCGGCGTGAAGGTCACGACGGTTTTTGCCGGTGCGCACAAGAACGACCTGACACCGAATGAACCGCTGACGGACCAGTCGCTGCAGGTGCTGACTGACCTGGTGCAGGAAAGCTACCAGATGTTCGTCGGCGCTGTGTCCGATTACCGAGGCCTGCCGGTCCAGAAAGTGATCGACACCCAGGCCGCGCTCTACCGCGGCCAGGCTGGTATCAACGCCGGCCTGGCTGACCGCCTGCAGAACCCGCAACACGCTGTTGATGAGTTGTCCCGCGCCGTCGCAAACAGCCGCGCGGCGCGGCCGGCTGGACGCATTGCAGTCCGCGCCGCTGCCATGAACATGCAAACCCTGATCTGACCGCGTTCGCGGCAGTCCTACAGCCCGCCCAGTGCGGGCTTTTTCATGCCCTGGAGGTAATGATGTCCCTTGTACTTCAAATGCGTAGCGAACGCGCCAAGCTGAACGAGCAGGTGCAAGCGCTGGCGAAGATCGAAGCCGACGGCGGAACACTGAGTACCGAGCAGTTGACCCAGTTCGGCCAGTTGGAGGTCCAGATCACCGCGCTGACCGAGAAAATTCAACGCGCGGAATCTGCTGAACGACTCGCCGCCGCAACGGCGGTACCTGTCACCGAGAGTGCTGCCGGGATTACTGGTCCGCCCAAGACCCATATCGAGGGTCCGTATGCGGCCAAGCCAGTGCCCGGTGAGAAAATGGCGCAAATGGCTCGGCTGCTTGCCGCTGCCCAGGGTAACCAGCATCAGGCGGCACAACTGGCGAAGTCCGGCGGGTTCGGTGGAGACATCGAAATGGCCCTTTCTACTGTCACGCCCGGGGCTGGTGGTGTGCTGGTCCCCGAGAACTTCGCGGCAGATGTGATTGAGGCTCTGACGCCGGCGTCGATCATGCGAAGCATGGGAATCATGAGCCTGCCGCTGAACAACGGTAATTTGACCATGCCGCGTGTCACTGGTCGAACCGTCGTCACGTACATCGGTACCGAGACGGACATCCCGCTGACCGGTATGTCCTTCGCTGATACCAAGCTGTCGGCGAAGAAAGCTGCTGCGTTGGTGCCGATCTCCAACGATCTGCTGCGCATGGCCGGTGTCAGCCCTCGCGTCGATCAGTTGGTAGCGAATGATTTGACCCTGAGCATGGGCCTGTCCGAGGACCTGCACTTCATCCGCTCGGACGGTGACAATGGCCTGGCTCCTAAAGGTCTGCGTTATTGGGCATTGCCCCAGAACCTGGTCCCGGCCCCAGCAGTGACGGATATCACGCTGGAAAAAATCGATCTGTACCTGGGCGGTTTGATGCTGCGCGTCGAGACTGCGAACGTTCAGATGAAGGCCTGTGGCTGGATGATGGCGCCCCGCACGATCCGGTGGCTGCAATCGTTGCGTGATGGCAACGGCAACAAGGCTTATCCGGAAATCGAGCAAGGCCTGCTCAAGGGCTACAAGTACAGCCTCACCAACCAGATCCCGGTGAACCTGGGTGCCGGCGGAGATGAGTCGGAAATCTACTTCGTCAACTTTGCCGATCTCATGATCGGTGAAGACATGTCGCTGGTGATGGATATCAGCAAGGAGGCCTCTTACAAGGATGCCAACGGCGACATGGTTAGCGCGTTCCAGCGCGACCAGACCCTGGTGCGGGTGATCGCCAAGCACGACTTCGGGCCGCGCCACGTTGAGTGCGTTGTTGTTGGTACCCAGGTCAAGTGGGGCGTAGGCATGTAACCGCCGGCCCCGACGATCGGGGCTGGCAATAGAGGGGTTCATCATGAGCGAAAAAGTAATCATCACGTTCCTCAAGTCGTGGCGTGGTTATGGTGTGGGTGAAACTGCTGGATTCGATCCTGCCGTTGCGAAGGACCTGGTCAGTGGCGGGGTTGCCGAAAAGTACAAGCCTGTCGAAGCCGACAAGTCCGGCGCACCTGTAAAGAAAGGGGGGCGAGCAGCTAATGCCGGTGCTGCTGGAAACAAGTCGTCGGCGGCACCAGAAAATCCGCCACCACCTGAAGATCCGGGTTCCGGTGGCGGCGATGGTGCTGACAATGGCTCGTCTGCTGGCGGCCCGGGTGATGACGATGAGTCCAAACCCTAATGGCCCGGCGAATCGAGTACCTCGGCGACGCGGTACTGAGCCTGGCGCAGGTGGCCTACCAAGTCCGGGCTGAGCCTGAAGACCTCCAACCTGAGCTGATCGACCAGATCGTCATACCTGGTGTCACTGGTCAGTGCGAGTCACGAACCGGTGCTGCCATTCGGCAGGCCCTCTACGAAGAGGACTGGCCGGTCAGCTATGTGTCTGGGCACTCCCTTGACATGGGGCAGGCCACTGAGGTTGTGTCCGTGGGCGTCATCCAGCGCGACGGCTCAGTCACGCCGGTTGCAGGGCCGTTTGACCTGCGGCGTGGTCAGCGCGAAAGCCAATTGTTCTTTCCTGCCGGCCGGCCTGTTGGCGAGCTGCGTATCCGCTACAAGGCGGGTGTGGATCTCGATCAGTATCCCAGCGTGCGCAGTTGGCTGCTGATGGCTGCGGATACTGCATTCCAGCACCGTGGCCTGATGGTAGTCGGCCAGACCTTGGCGGAGCTGCCGTCATCCTTCCTTGATCATCTGCTGGCGGATATCACGGTACCGCCGAGGTTCTGATTATGGCCCTGCGCGAACCCAGCTCTGGCGAGCTGAATCGACGGATTGGTGTGCGGCGGCGAACGGATTTGCCGAGCAGCGATATGGGTCTGTCGTCCGAGTTCTCGGATCTCAGACCGCGTTGGGCAAGGATCGAGCCGGTCGGTACCGCGGTGTATGCGGAGGGCGTGCAGACGGAAGTCAAGCTGACCCACCGGATTATCTTCCGGCTCCTGAAAGGCATCACCGACTCGCATGAAGTGGTGCATATCCGGGGGCTTCCTGGGTCGCCAGGGCAGTACGAGGTGGTTCAAGGAAGCCCGGTCTACCGAGTCAAGCGTAGTGCTGACATGAACGGTACCGGGCGTTTCACCCTGCTTGAAGTTGAAGAGCTTGGTGGGGCGAATGCCAGCGGAGGTATCTATGGCTAACTCAGTGGGTGTCGAGGGCTATTTTCACATTGAAGGTTTCGAGAACTTCGAGCGGGAGGCCTTCGACAAGAAGAAGATCCGGGCAGGGATGCGCAAGGCGGGTAAGCTGGTCCGGCAGAAGGCCCAGATGAACGTAGCGCTGGCCCGGGGCCAGGGTGACTACCCTCACAACCAGACCGGCCGGCTCCTGCACTCGATCAACTTCAAGGTGTCCCGGTCTGGGTTCCTGGTGAAGATCGCGCCGACGAAAGCCAGCGGGATGAAGGATTTCTACCCGGCATTTCTCTACTACGGCGTCCGGCAGGGAAGCCGGGTCAGGCCGTTGGCGCCGGGCCTCGGTCGCGGCAAGAGCAATCGGCGGGCGAGTGGCGCGCGTGCAGCTCTTACTGCTGCCCGAAAGAACAACGGGTGGCGCATCGCGCCGCGGGCCAACTACATGTCTGATGCTCTGGAGGATGCCCGCTCGGATGTTCAGTCGATACTGGCAGCGGCATTTGCCCAGGCCTTCGTCGGCTGAGTTGCCTTCAACCAACACAACCTCGCTCCGGCGGGGTTTTTTATTCTCTGGGGTTTGCCGATGAGGATCAGTCTGATCGTGGCGCAGCTCCGCCAGTACTGCCCGGGGTTTGGCGGCCGGGTGGCGGGGGGCATCGACTTCGAGGCGGTTGCGAACAGCGCAAAGCTGGCGCACCCGAGCGGCTACGTCATTGCCACGGCTGACCGAGCCGGTGACAACGATGTGCAGAACGGTGTTCGCCAGCCCGTGACAGACCAGTTCGAGGTGGTGCTTGTGGTTGATGCCAACGATGAGCGCGGTCAGGAGGCTTCGGACCTGACGCATGTTTTTCGTGCGGAGATCTGGCGGGCCTTGATCGGCTGGTCGCCAGAGCCGGAGTACAGGCCAATCGAGTATGAGGGCGGGGAGCTGATCTCGATCAACCGTAATCGGGTGGTCTACCGATTTACCTTCTCCGCCGCGTTCCAGCTGGGGCGCAACGCCCCCGGCGACCCGCCGGAAACCTGGCATGAACTGGAGCTTGATGGCCTTCCCGGCTTCACGGGCGTCAGCTTCGATATGGATTGCATCGACCCCGCGGACCCCAACCTCAAACGCCCCGGGCCTGATGGCCGAATCGAGGCGAAATTCTCAGGAGACGTTATCCCATGACTCGCATCACTGTGGTGCCGGCGCCTGATCGCGCCGTGCCCGACCCGGAGGCTGGCGATCTGCTGCCGGCGGTTGGCCGGGAAGTTACTGACAATGCCTGGTGGCGGCGCCGCCTGGCTGATGGTGATGTCAGCATCAAAGCTGACAAGACCCCCACGAAAGCCGCTAGGGCGGCGAACCCCGAGGACGCGCAGTAATGGCTATCGGATTCAGCAATATCCCGGCGGACCTGCGGGTACCGCTGTTCTACGCCGAAATGGACAACTCGGTGGCCAATAGCGCGTCGTCGACCTTGCGGCGGCTGATCGTCGCCCAGGTCAACGACAACGCCAGCAGTCCGGATATCGGTCACCTGGTACTGGTCCCCAGCTCTGGTCTGGCGCGCGATATCGGTGGGGCGGGTTCGATGCTCTCGGCGATGTACGACACTTGGCGCAAGGTCGACCCTATTGGTGAGGTTTGGTGCCTGCCGTTGGCGAGCGCGGCGGGTAGCGTGGCGACAGCGACAATCACGCTCACGGGCGCGGCTACGGAGGCTGGGCTGTTGAGCCTGTACGTAGCGGGTGTGCGGGTGCAGGCTACTGTCGTCTCGGCATCAACGGCGGATGCCGCGGCCACGGCGTTGGCGTTGCAGGTCAATGCCAGTCAGGACCTGCCCGTGACGGCGGTGGCAGTCGGCGGTGTCGTTACCCTGACGTGTAAGTGGAAGGGCGACAGCGGTAACGACATCAGCCTGCAGCTCAATCGCCTGGGTAAGGCAAACGGCGAGGCCACGCCGGCCGGGCTGACAGTCGTACTGACCAAGATGACTGGCGGTACAGGGACACCGGATCCAGTTGCGGCACTGGCGGCGCTGGGGGATGAGCCGTTCGAGTTCATCTGTCAGCCATGGTCTGACACGACGTCCCTGAACGCTTGGCGGGCGGCGATGGACGATAACGTCGGGCGCTGGAGTTGGGCAAAACAGTTGTTTGGCCACGTCTATACGGCCAAGCGCGGGACTGTCGGTACCCTGGTCGCGGCTGGCCAGGCGCGCAACGACCAGCATATGACCATCCAGGCCATGGAGGCCGGGGTGCCCCAGCCGTTCTGGGTGCAGGCGGCGGCGCTGGCGGCCCGGACAGCAGTGTTCATTTCCGCCGATGCCAGTCGACCCACCCAGAGCGGCAGCATGCCTGGCGTCGACCCTGCCTCGGCCAGCGAGCGTTTCACCCTGACCGAACGCCAGTCGCTGCTCAGTTACGGTATCGCCACGGCCTACTACGAGGGGGGCTATGTGCGGATCCAGCGGTCGATCACCACCTACCAGAAGAACGCCTACGGTCAGGCGGATAACTCCTACCTGGACAGCGAAACGATGCACCAGTCCGCGTTCATCATTCGGCGGTTGCAAGGCGTGATCACCAGCAAGTACGGCCGCCATAAGCTGGCGAACGATGGCACCCAATTCGGTGCCGGCCAGCCGATCGTCACGCCGAGCACCATACGGGGCGAGCTGATCGCCCAGTACGCCAAGCTCGAACTGGAGGGCCACGTGGAAAACGCCGAGCTGTTCGCCGAACACCTGGTGGTGGAGCGCGACAGCAACGACCCGAGTCGGGTCAACGTGCTGTTCCCGCCGGACTACATCAACGGCCTGCGCGTGTTCGCGCTGCTCAACCAGTTCCGCCTGCAGTACCAGACGGTCGAGTAAAGCGGCCCGCTGAACCTTCACCCGCCTTGTGCGGTTTTTTTCATTCTGGAGAACATCATGGGCCAATTAGTTGCAGGTACCGCCTACGTGAAAGTAGACGGTGCGCAGTTGACCATTACCGGCGGCGCAGAAGCGCCGCTCATGAACGTCAAGCGCGAGACGGTCGCGCCGGGCTTCTACAAGGAGGAGGACCTGGCCCCGTACTTGAAACTTACGGCGGTCCACACGCCTGACCTCGATATCAAGAAGCTCGTCAATGGCCGCGACATGACGGTCACCTGCGAGTTCAAGAACGGCAAGGTCTATGTCCTGGCCGGCGCTTACTTGGTCGATGAGCCTACCTCGAAAGGGGACGACGGTACCATCGAACTGCAATTCGACGGAATCAAGGGGAGCTGGCAATGACCGATCCGATCAAGTTGAACGTGCCGATTGAAGCTCACGGCGAGCAACTGGCCGAACTCACCCTGCGGCGACCCACCGTGCAGGAGGTCCGCACGATCAAGGCGCTGCCCTACAAGATCGACAAGAGCGAGGACGTCAGCCTCGACATGGATGTCGCTGCCAAGTACATCGCGGTCTGTGCGGGCATCCCGCCGTCTTCGGTCAACCAGTTGGACCTGTCGGACCTCAACACCCTCAGTTGGGCGGTGGCGGGTTTTTTCATGACGCCGGCATCGGGTCAATCGACGACCTGATCGCCCTGACATACGACCTGGCCTTCTTCTGGAAGGTCGACCCCGAGCAGATGGCGGCCAGGCCGTTGGACCGTATCGTCGAGGCGCTGGTGCACGCCCAGCGCATTAACCAGTTGCAGCAGGTGTAGCGATGGCAGACAGGTTTCAGCTCAAGGCGTTGATTACCGGCGTTGACCGGCTGTCGCCGACGCTCACGGGCATTCGCAAGAACGTTGCTAGCTTTCGCAAGACGCTCAATAGCTCAGGGTTGGGCAATATCGGCTTCATGGACGTGCTGCAGGGCGGTGCGTTTGCGGCGCCGTTCGTGGCGGGGGCCAAGGCGGCGATTGATTATGAGTCGGCGATGGCTGATGTGAAGAAGGTGGTCAACTTCGACACGCCGGAGCAGTTCCAGCAGATGAGCAAGGATGTTCTGGACCTGTCCGAACAGTTGCCGATGGCGGCCAACGGTATTGCCGCGATCGTTGCGGCAGGCGGCCAGGCCAGCATTCCGCGGGAGGAACTGAAGGCCTTCGCCACCGATGCCGTGAAAATGGGCATTGCCTTCGACCAGACCGCTGAACAGAGCGGTGAAATGATGGCGAAGTGGCGGACGTCGTTCAAGCTGACCCAGCCCGAGGTCGTGGCGCTGGCCGACAAGATCAACTACTTGAGCAACACGGGCCCGGCCACGGCCCAGCAGGTGTCGGACATCGTGACGCGTATCGGGCCGCTGGGCGCAATCGCCGGCTTGGCGTCCGGGCAGATTGCGGCCATGGGTGCAACGTTGGCCGGTGTTGGCGTCCCAAGTGAGGTCGCGGCAACGGGCATGAAGAACTTCATGCTGGCGCTGACGAAGGGCGGATCGGCCACGAAACAACAGGCACAGGCGTTCAAGTCGTTGCGACTGAATGTGAAGGACGTCGCCAAGGGGATGCAGAAGGATGCCCAGGGAACGATCCAGAATGTGCTGGAGCGGATCTCGAAAGTTGCGCCGGAGAAACAGGCCGGCCTGCTGACGGAGCTGTTTGGTACCGAGTCGGTGGCGGCCATCGCGCCAATGCTGACAAACCTGGATCTGCTGAAGAAGAACTTCAAGGCTGTCGGGGATGTGGCGCAATACACCGGCTCGATGGAGCAGGAGTACGCCTCCCGGTCTGCGACCACGGCGAACGCCATTCAACTGCTCAGTAACAAGATGACGCGTATGGGCATCGAGGTCGGCAATGTCCTGCTTCCGCCGTTGAATGACGTGCTGACGATTATCGGGCCATGGATAAGCCAGTTGACAGCGCTTGCCGCGGCACATCCTGAGGTAATTCGTGGGATCCTCGGCGCCGGCATAGCTTTCGGTGTGCTTCGGTTGGCAGTGGTCGCTAGCACTGTCGCGATGAAGCTGTTCAGCACGGTGACTGCGATGTCGCCGATTGGCCTGCTCGTTCGCGCGATAGCGCTGGCCGCTGGTGTCCTGATCGCGAACTGGTCGCTTGTCGCCCCGTACTTCAAGGCGCTGTGGGAAAAGATCAAGGGCCCGGTCATGGTTGCATGGGAGGTGTTCAAGACCTTTGTGAGCTGGACGCCCATCGGCTTGATCATCGAGAACTGGGGGCCGTTGACCAAGTTCTTCGGCGCAGTCTGGGAGGCGATCAAGGCGCTGTCTGTTCCGTTCTTCGACTTCCTCAAAATGGTGTTCGACTGGTCCCCACTGGGTCTGATCATCAAACACTGGGAGCCGATCACGGCCTGGTTCAAGAATCTGTGGGAACGGATCAAGCCGATTATTGAGCCGATTATGAAATGGTTTGGTGGCGGTGACGGTGGCGATGGAATTGTCCAGAACGCGACGAACAAGGTGAATGCCTTCACTGAGGCGCAGCGACAGCGCAATGCTGGCGTAGGCGGCGGGACTGGGGAGCTGCTGCGCGATAACGCGGTGCAGATCGCCCGCGGGCGGCAGGATGCCAACAACCTCGGTACCGGAGTCGACCCAGCGGCGCTGCTGCGGTCGCCGGGTCAGATGCCTGCGCCGGGCTCTCTGCTGATGCAGTCGGCGGCCAATAACCGCCAGAGCCTGCAGGGTGAGCTGCGCATCAACATTGCTAATGCGCCGGAAGGCACGACCGTTGACTCCGCGAAAACCAACCAGCCCGGCCTGAGTGTCAAACCCAGCGTCGGTCGCCGTAGCATAGGGGGTGGGTGATGGCGGATAGAACTTGGCGTGATGATCTGCTGCCCGCGTCGTTCCGCGGCATCCCTTTCCTGGTCGAACAGGCCGGGGTGCCGGCCGGGCAGAAGGGGCAGCTCCACGAGTATCCCCAGCGGGATGAACCGTACTTCGAGCAGTTGGGCAAGCAGTCGCAAGTCCACAAGATGTCGGCATGGGTGATCGGTGACGATTGCTTCACGCGCCGGGACAAACTGCTGGAGGCACTGGAGGTCGAGGGTCCGGGGGAGCTGGTGCATCCATGGCTGGGGCGGATGCAGGTCAAGGTGGGCGAATGCAGTGTTTCGCACTCCAGACGAGAGGGTGGCGTTGCTCAGTTCGAGTTGACCTTCTATCCGGAGCTGCCGCGCAAGTACCCCACGGCCACGGCGAACACTCGAAAGCAGGTCTCCGAGGCCTCCGAAAGCCTGCTGGACTCGGCGCTGGCGCGTTACAAGGCAGCGATGGCAAAGGTCGATGCGGCTCGCCTGAGCGTCATCGGTTTGCGCAACAGCCTGTCGAACGTCTTCAACGTGATTCAGCAGCAGTTCGCGCCGCTGGTTGGGCTGTTCACGAATATCAGCGGCTTTGTGCAGTCGCTGATCAACTCGCCGGGGGCGCTCGGGGCGTTGTTCTCAAGCTATTTCAGCGACTTCAGTGGGCTGAGCTTTTCGAGCCCGGGGTCCACCTACCGCGGGACGGTTGCTACAGCGACGCAGCACACGGAGGCGGTGAGCAGCATCAACACGGTCAGCCAGGCCAGTGGCGTCGACACCGCTGCAGCCGCGCAGGCCGCCGCGAACCTGGTGCAAGACGCGCTGCTGGTGCAGGTCGGGCTGATCATCAGTGAATTGCCGGTGGCCGTTCAGCCGGGGGCGCTCGACTCGGTGCCGGCGGTTGATCAGCAGACCGTCGCGCCGGTGGAGCGGCCAGATGTTCCGGTCGCCGATGACGTCATTGAGCTGCGCGATAACCTGTCAGAAGCGATTTGGGAGGCGTCACTCAAGGCTGACCCGGAGCACTACCGGGCCCTGACCACGCTTCGTCAGGTGCTGGTGAAGCATCTCACAGCGGTAGCAGCGTCGGGGGTTCGGCTTGTCGACATCACGCCGGCCGAGACTCTGCCGGCCCTGGTGCTGGCTTATCGACGTTTTGGTGACTCGACCCGGGAGGGCGAGGTGGTTCAGCGCAATCGGATCCGTCACCCGGGCTTTGTCCCGCCGCTGCCGCTCAAGGTCGCCCAGGAGTAACCCATGCTTGATGACGAAAATGCGGTCAGCCTGACGGTTGACGGCCTGGACTACCGTGGCTGGAAATCGGTGGAAATCACCGCTGGCCTGGAGCGGCAGACCCGTGACTTCACGCTCGGTATCACCTGGCGCTGGCCTGGTCAGGCCAGCGCGGTCCCGATCCGGCAGGGTGCCAAGTGCGAAGTCCGGATTGGCCGCGACTTGGTGCTGACGGGTTGGGTATTCGCCACGCCAATCAGCTACGACGACAAGCAGATCACACTGTCGATCTCCGGACGCTCTCTCACTGCCGATCTGGTCGACTGTGCCGCGGTGAATCAGCCCGGCCAATGGAGCGGGCAGAGCGCACTGCCGATCGTCAAGGCGCTGGCCGAGCCCTATGGGATCAAGGTGCGCAGTGAAATTGGCGACACAGACAAGGTGGCGGACCACACCATCAAGCCAGGCGAGACGGTGTTTGAGTCGATTGACCGTCTGCTGACCGTGTTCCGGATCTTCTCGACAGACGACGCGGCGGGTATGGCGGTCCTCGCCAAGCCCGGCAGCGAGGGCTGGGCGTTCGATGCCCTGGAGGTCGGCAAGAACATTCTCACGGGTAATGCTGGCCTGGACTTCTCAGGTGTGTTTTCCGAGTACCGGGTTTTGGGGCAGCGCAAGGGCACCGACGAGGACTTCGGCAAGACCGTCAGCGAAATCAATGCCGTGGTCACCGACGACCGTACCACGCGCAAACGGGTGATGATCATCAAGGAATCCGGCCAGATGACCCCGGAGCTGGTTCAGGCTCGGGCGAACTGGGAGCGGGTCACCCGCATGGGGAAGGCGCTCAGTACGACCTACAAGGTACAGGGCTGGCGGCAGAGCAACGGTGCGCTATGGCGCCACAACATGCTGGTGCGAGTGCGTGACCCGGTGATCGGGCTCGATCGCGACATGCTGATCGGAGAGATCACCTACTCGCTGAGCGAGGCCGGGACGGTGACAACGATGGTTGTTGGCCCGCCGGATAGCTTCGAACCAGAGCCGAATGACCGGCGCAAGAACAACAAGCTCAAGAAGGGCGGCAAGGCCGACAACTTCGAGTATTTGATCCCTCCTGATTGGAAGCCTTCAGAATGAGCCTACTTGACGTAGTGATGCGTGGTGTCGTCGTGCTCGGCGCGGGCGCGAAGAAAATGCGGGAGCTGCAAATGCGGTTGTACGCAGGGGAGGTCAAGGACGGCCTGGAACACTTCGAACCCTACGGTTTCACCAGCAGTCCGTTGGCGGGCGCTGAGGGGATTGTCGCCTTCCTCGGCGGGGATCGGTCGCACGGCGTTGTGCTGGTGGCTGCTGATCGCCGATACCGGGTGCAAACGCTGCAGGATGGTGAGGTGGCGATCTACACAGATGAAGGGGACAAGATCCACCTCAAGCGCGGCCGCATCATCGATATCGAAACCCAGACGCTGAATATCAAGGCCGGCGTTGCAGTGAACTTCGATACGCCACAGATCACCCAGACCGGGAAGATCATCTCCCAGGGTGATCAGGTGGCCGCTGGTATCAGCCAGGCCCAACACTTGCATGGCGGCGTTTCACCGGGTGGCGGACAAACCGGGGTTCCCGTCGGGGGTGCCGGATGATCATCGAGCCGGACACCGAGGCCGGTCTGGTGCGTGCCGTCGTTATCAGTCTGTTCACATGGCGGCGGGCCTCACCTGATGACCTGATCGACGACGCCGAGCGCTACGGCTGGTGGGGGGACAGCTATCCCGCTGTTGCTGACGACAAGATTGGCTCGCGGCTCTGGCTGTTGCGTCGGGTCAAGTTGACGGCGGCCACTGAGCGCGATGCTGAATTCTACGCCCGGGAAGCCCTTCAGTGGCTGATCGATGATGGGCACGTCCTTGGGCTCGACGTTCTGACCGAGCGTCAGGACAGCTATCGCCTGAACCTGCGAGTCATCCTCACCCTTTTGACGGGCGACAGCCTGCAAATCAATCCAACTCAGTGGCAGGTGATTTATGCCGTTTGAAACGCCGTCTCTGCCGGTGCTGGTCAGCCGTACCCAGGGCGACCTGGCCGGCGATGCAATGCGCCGGTCTGACGCTCAGGTGCTGGCGCGGGCGCTCAGTGGCAGCGCCTATGGTCTGTATGGTTACCTCGCCTGGATCGCCGATCAGATCCTTCCGGATACAGCGGACGAAGAGACGCTGGAACGCATCGCAACCTTGCGCTTGAGTCAGCCCCGGAAGGCCGCGGCGCCGGCTGCTGGCGATGTCAGTTTCACAGCCGCGGCCGGTGCGGCGTTGGACGTCGATGTTTTGATGCAGGCCGGTGACGGCCGGTCGTACAAGGTCTCGGCCGGCAAGACTACGGTCGCCGGCACCAATACAACGACTGTCGAAGCTGTGGATGCGGGCACGCTTGGTAATGCCGACGCGGGTCTTGTGCTAACCCTCGTACAGCCTGTGGAGGGGATTGTCAGCACCTTCACCGTGCTTGCGCCGGGCCTGGTCGGTGGCGTTGCCCAGGAAAGCGTCGAGTCCTTGCGCGCGAGGGTTGTGCGCTCGTATCGAGTTATCCCGCACGGTGGCTCGAAAGATGACTACGAGACCTGGGCGCTGGAATGTGCAGGCGTGACCCGGGCCTGGTGCCGCCGAAACTACCTTGGCCCGGGCACTGTCGGGCTGTTCTTCATGCGTGATGACGACGGCGACCCGATACCGGGTGACGATCAGTTGGCAGAAGTGAAGGCTTACATTGAGCCGCTGCGCCCAGTCACAGCCGAGCTGTATGTGCTTGCCCCGGTGCCTGTGCCGGTGGTCTACAGCATCCGGCTCACGCCTGACACCACGGCGGTACGGGCCGCTGTTGAGGCTCAGTTGCAGGACCTGCACAACCGAGAGGCGGGGCTGGGCGAATCGCTGTTGCTGACGCATATCGCTGAGGCCATCAGTAGTTCGAGTGGGGAGACTGACCACAAGCTGATCTCGCCTGTAGCTGATGTGCCGGCGGCCACCAACCAGCTTCTGACATACGGGGGGTGTGTATGGCTGGCTTGAGAACGCCGGAACAATACCGGGCGCAGTTAAATGCGCTGCTCCCCCTCGGCCCTGCCTGGGATCCTGACCTGGTGCCGGAGATCGGGCAGGTCCTCACGGGGCTGTCGCAGGAACTCGCTCGGGTCGATGCCCGGGCCTTCGATCTGCTCAATGAGATGGATCTGGGCGGCGTGACCGAACTGGTTCCTGATTGGGAGCGGGTGATGAATCTGCCTGATCCGTGTGTCGGGCTCGAACCGGTCTTCGAGGATCGGCGACTGGCTGTTCGTGAGCGCCTGGTAGCAACGGGTGGGCAGAGCCGGGCCTACTTCATCGATATCGCGATCCGACAGGGATACCCCCAGGCAAGCATCACAGAGCACCGGGCGCCTCGGTTCGGGCGCATGCGCTTCGGTGCAGCGCGGTTCGGCACCTGGAATGCGCAATTCATGTGGACACTTCACACGGGCCCGCGGCGACGCTTGGGACGGCGCTTCGGTGCGAGCTACTGGGGTGAGCGTTTCGGGGTGAACCCGAGCAGTGCGCTGGAGTGCGTCATCCGGCGCAGCTCGCCTGCTCACACACTTGAATTTATCAACTACGGGGAGAGTGAGTAATGGATTTTCCGAAGAGTGTGCCGAATGTTGGTTTGGACGGCGGAAAGTTTGTTGATGAGAATACTGTGACCGGGACACCTGGATCGTTAATTCCGGCGCAGTGGGGGAATGCGGTCACTACCGAAATCCTCGGTGTTATTCAAGAGTCTGGCGCTACGCCAGACGAGTCGAATAACTTGCAGTTGGTTGCAGCAGTTAAGCAAATTGCAGCTCAGTCAAAGCCAGGCGCTGCCACGCAAGGCGTTGCCGGTGTTATTAAGTTGGCAACAAGCTCTGATGTAACGGAAGGAACTGATGACTCGAAAGCTGTAACCCCGTTGAGACTGTTTCAGCGATTGAGTGGATACTTTGTTCAAGCCACTGAAACAGTTCTTGGGTTGGTGAAAATTGCAACGCAGGTTCTGACAAACGCTGGTGTTGATGACAAGACCAGCGTTACACCGAAGAAATTGGCAGTGGCTGTTCAGGGGCAGGCGTTTACTGCATTCACAACAGCAGGATCTGCCCCAGCTTTCACGTTGGAAGTGACACCGGCGGTAACCGCATATGCGCCGAATCAGCGGTTTCAAGTTGCCTTTCATGCGTCGGGTGGCGCAAATCCTACGCTTAATATTTCCGGCGTTGGTCCGAAGTCTCTGAAGCAATATGATTCGACCGCGACAAAAGTTTCTGCCTTTGTTGTGAATGGTCAGATTTCTGATGTTGTTTATGATGGAACTGATTTATTAGTTGTCGACTCGCTTCCGCCTCAAGTCAATAATTTGGTTGGCACGCAGGGGGCGTTTAAAAATCTCACGGTTTCCGCGACCGGGACAAGTTCTGTAGTTTCGATTACAGTCGACGAGATCGTTTTGGAGAATGCGGCTGGTTCATACCAGACTGTGCGCAGTGTTGCGGTTAACCCGAACATATCGGCGAGCGGCATCAGCGGGCTCGATGTCGGTACTGTAGCGGCGTCAACCTGGTATTCAGTTTGGGTCGTCTGGAGCAGCACGAACGGCGCAGCTGGACTCCTTTCTCTGAGAGCGACAGATCCGACCCTTCCTGGAGGATGGACGCATAAAGCGCGGGTGAGTTGGGTTAGGACAGATTCGTCTGGAAGGCCGCTTAACTTCATTCAAGTTGGGCGTCGTGCTCAATACCGAGTTGGCAGTGGTACAAATCTTACTGTGTTGCCTGTGATTTCTAATGCAGTGGCTCCTGTGTCTTTGTGGACACCACTTGCGGTTGCCGCATTTGTTCCGCCCACAGCAGGCGCTATTGACGTCGGTGTGATATCTCAGTCCGCTGCGTCGCAACTTGCCTGGGCATATGTTGTGCCGAACAACTCGTATTCAACTACGCCTTCCGCAACATCTCCTGTTGCGATCGGTTCTGGATCTTACAACTCGTCTCTTACTGCTACGCGGACGCTGATGACGCTTGAAAGCACCAACATCTATTGGGGCACCCTGACATCGAGTGGCGGCAGCATGGGTGTGTATTGTGCAGGCTGGGAAGACAATCTATGAGCTATGCAGTGAAGAGTGATATGACAAGTTTCCGTGCAGTGATTGGGCCGGATAAGAGGTCGGAGGAATTTCCGGACGGGTTGACCGATGACGAGATTTACTCGTTAGAGGTTCCTGTCCTTGTTCCGCCATCCCCAACCGCTGAGGAAGTTCTTGCTTTGGCAAATGCGCAACGCGATCTGTTACTTGGTGAGGCATCGTTGCGCATCGCTCCGTTACAGGATGCCGTCGACTTGGGAGAGGCGACCGATGATGAGGCGGCGAGCCTGAAAGCTTGGAAACAGTACCGCGTTGCCGTGAACCGAGTTCATTTGCAGCCTGGGTGGCCTGATGCCCCGGCTTGGCCTGGCGTTCCGACCTGATCACCGTAGATCAAACCGACCGCCACTTGGCGGTATTTTTTGCCTGGAGGAAAACATGCCCATCAACCAGCAGCAACTGCTGAATATTCTCCCGAACGCCGGCACCAAAGCCGGCGTTTTTGTTCCTGCTCTCAACACCGCGATGGGCAAATACGGCATCGTTGGCCGCCTGCGGGTTGCGGCGTTCATCGCCCAGGTCGGGCATGAGTCAGGACAGCTCCGCTACATGCGGGAAATCTGGGGGCCGACGCCGACCCAGGTCGGCTACGAAGGCCGGAAGGATCTGGGCAACACCCAGCCAGGCGACGGCTCGAAATACCGGGGCCGCGGACCGATCCAGATCACTGGTCGTGCCAATTATGCCGTGTGCGGTGAAGCCCTGGGGCTGGACCTTATCAATCAGCCTGAACTGCTCGAACAGCCTGGCCCTGCATGCATGTCTGCCGCCTGGTGGTGGGCGACCCACGGGCTGAACACGCTGGCCGACGCCGGCAACAACGCCGATATCGGCAGCATCATCAACACCGGTCGGCCAGGGCGAACCCCGAATGGAGCTGCTGAACGCAAGAATCTATATCTCAAGGCGTTGGAGGTGCTGGTATGAGCCCTACAGTCTGGAAGCTTGCGAGCATCGGTTTCGCCCTGTTGCTCTTGATAGGGCTGGGTGCTGCGGGGGCGTGGGTGGTTCAAGGCTGGCGCTACGGGCAACAGCTCGCCAGCCAGGCCGGCCTGCACCAGCAGGATCTGGCTGAAATCAGCATGGCCTCCGCCGCCCAGCAGCGTGCCGAGCAGGATAAACGGGTGGCGCTTGAGCAGCGCCTAGCCGCCTCCGATAAATCACATCAGCAGGAGTTGACGAATGTTCAGAATGATCAGGCTCGCCTGCGCGATCGCCTTGCTACCGCTGATCTACGGCTGTCAGTCCTCGTTGCCCAGGACGCTGCCGGTGGCAGCGCCGACGTGCACGCCTCCGCCACCGCCGGCGGCCTGGTTCATGGAGCCACGCGCGCCAGAATTGACCCGGCGGCTGCTCAACGAATTGTCGCCGTCAGCGACGACGGCGACCGGGCAATAATCGCGCTGAGCGCCTGCCAAGCCTATGCCAGGCAGGTGTCGGGTCAGGGCGGCCCCTAGGTAGTTGTGCTCCCGTTGGATATTCGGGATTATGGCCTTTTGCTGTCAACCAAAGGGAATTGCTATGAAATTGCTGTTGGCTGTCTTCGCTGTGCTTGCCGCTGGTGCATCGTCTTCTGTCCTGGCCCAGGACTATCCCCTCAAGACCCTTCAGCCTCAATCGATCATCTGTTTCAGCTATGGGGACTGGAAGGAAATGGTCTCGGCGTCCATCGACAATGATGCGGCGGCGGCCAGCCGCCTGGTGCAGTCCGGTGCGTGCCGGGTGGTACCTGGTGCAACGAAGGTTGCCTACCTGGACAAGGCCGCCGGCAACCTCGGCGGCCTGATTCAAATGCCCAGCGGAAAGGCGGCGTACACGTCGGACAAGTTCCTGAAGTAAGGGCGGATGCTTGGGGCAAAAATGGGGCATTTCGGGCGCCAGACTATGCCAATCAATGCCAAGTAGCTTGCCTGTCGCAGTTATCGAAAAAGCCCTACACCCCCTGTATTACGGGGGTGTAGGGCTTTTTCTCGTTACTACTCAAACACAATCGGGGTGTGCGAGGACAGATCGGAGATTGGCTTATTCATCAGTGGGATAGGCGATAGCTTGAAAAGGGTGGGGGCAAAATGGGGGTTATTTGCCTGGCAATGGGCGCAAGGTTAACACGGGCGGTCCGGCTCCGTAGACATGGCCTTTTGCTGTTGCTGTAATGGATATGCACTAAATATGCAAATTAGCATTTGCCATTCAGCCAAAGCCCCATCAATATGCGCATTATGCAAATACGCAACGTTTCTACCGTCCTCCGAGCACTGCTCGACCGCCACGGGATCTCCCCCACGGAGCTTCACCGGCGCACCGGCGTGCCCCAATCCACCTTGTCGCGGATACTCAGCGGGAAGATCGTCGACCCTTCGGACAAACACATCTCGAAGATCGCCGAGTATTTCCAGGTCAGTACCGACCAGCTGCGCGGCCGTGCCGATATCGGTGCCGCCCGTGACCAGGAACAGGGCCCGCTGCACTCTGAACTCAAGGATATAAGCCTGTGGGACGACGACACCCCCGTCAATGACGACGAGGTGTCCGTGCCCTTTCTTCGCGAGGTTGAATTGGCTGCTGGATCAGGAAGATTCGTCATCGAGGAAAGCGAGAAGGCCAGCCTGCGCTTCGGCAAGCGCAGCCTGCGTCACAACGGCGTGCAGTTCGACCAGGCCAAGTGCGTGACAGTGCGTGGCAACAGCATGTTGCCGGTGCTGCGTGATGGCGCCACGGTCGGGGTCAACGCCGGCAAGAGTGCCATTGGCGACATCGTCGATGGCGATCTCTACGCGATCAACCATAACGGCCAACTGCGGGTGAAGCAGCTCTATCGTCTGCCGACCGGTATTCGCCTGCGCAGCTTCAATCGCGACGAGCACCCGGATGAAGACTACAGCTTCCAGGAAATCCAGGAAGAGCAGATCACCATCCTCGGCCACGTCTTCTGGTGGGGCATGTACGCCCGTTAACGCTCTCTGATTCGGAAAAAACCCACAGCGATGTGGGTTTTTTTTCGCCTGCAAAAAAGCCCCAGCCCTTGATCGGCGCGGCTTCCATGCGCTTGTGCATTTTCCGCGCAAAAATAAATGCATTTGTGCATTGACTGTATATGCATACATGCATATTCTTTGCTCCAAGCCGGCCGGAAAGGCCAGCCAAGGGCAGCGATGCCAGGGGGTGACCCCGAAGCTCTTTAGTCGTACCGCTTCAAAGAACAGGCAGCGATGAACCGGCCTTGACGGTTCAGAGGGTTGGCAACTGACCCGGGTGTGCAGCGTAAAGCACCGTGAACAGTTATCCGGCGGGCATGGACCGCGGTCGGAAGAACAATTTGAATCGATTCGTACCGCGCCAGTCGCGCCGAAGGATCGGGTGTCCGTTTCGCGTATCCCATGTTCGCCCCAAGGGCGTGCGGGGCCGGAACGGACGCCGGCATTACCAAAGAGCCTGGTATGAGCCGGGCTTTTTGGAATGCCCACCGAACATGGGCTTCGTCGAGAACCCCTTATCTTGAAAAACAAGCCAAACCATCACCGGCCAATGAGTGGCCTTTTTTTATTGCAGGAGGCGTGACATGACGAGCGAGCAACAAGCGTTGGCGGACATGCCTATCTGGCTGGTCATCGTGCTGGCCGTGATCGGCGGCGTATCCGGCGAAATGTGGCGCGCCGACAAGGAAGGCGCCCGCGGCTGGTCGCTGTTGCGGCGGCTGGTATTGCGCTCCGGGGCCTGCATGGTCTGTGGCGTGTCGACCAT